TTTGCAATCATTTTTCTTTGGTCGTCATTTGCAAATTTGACCGGAATATGCATCTTAGATAATTTATCATCCAATTCAGCACTACCTAAAGCCATTTTACTCAAATCTTGATAACTCATACCTAACGCCTCGGAAATCTCTTTTAATTGTCTTCTTCCTCCCGGAGCGATTTCAAATTTTCCTGTTGTTTCATTAAATTGTGAAAAGCTTTTTGTCATTTCAACAATTTGATTTTGTAACTCTGTTGGGTCATTTTGAGCCAAATCCATTAACTTTAGTGGGTCTAATAAAGAAGATTGTGTAGCACCTAACCTTTGTAATGATGCCGCCAAATCAATTGCTTTTTCAGGAGAGAAAAGATTTTCAGCCAAAGTTAAAGTTTTACCCATGTCAATTCTTAACATAGAGGCTTGTGACGCCATTCTTGCCATACCTTCAACACCTCCTTGGAAAGTGAATAAATTCATTTTATCCATATTTCTTACAACCTCTGAGGATACCGCTTTAGCGTTAACACCTAATCCTAACGCGGTATTCATTACTTTAGTCATTTCATCACCAACTTTAGCTAAACTATAACCTGTATCTTTAAATCCTGCAGTTAAATCTCTTGCTGATAGACCTGTCGCTTTGGTGGCCTCACCAAGACTAACTAAAGTATCTTTTGTTAATATTGTATTTCTTCCTAATTCTGTACCGGATTCAATAATTAAATTAGTAATATCTGATTGGGTCATCCCCAATTTTATTAATTCATCTCTCGAATCAACTAAGTTTGATTTTATTGCTCTAACATTCTCTGCACCACCACCAAAAGCTTTTACAACTTTATAACTCTCCTTATCAATCTCTTCAATTTGAACAGTTATATCCATCCAAGTTTCTAAAGCTTCTTTAATTTTTTCTGTATATTCTTTAAGACCAAGAGAATTTAACGCTTTTTCAGCTTTACTACTATCATTACTATCCGCCATAATGTATTATTTTACAATAAATATAAGATTTTAGTTTTCAGGTTTTGTAAACTCTTCAATAAGTTTGTCAACCAAATACCTTCTTACGTAAATTGGCATAACTAAATAATCACTCCACGATACATGTAGATGTCTCGCCAAATAATAAAACTCATCTGTAATATTCTTCTTATACTCCGAAGAAAGGGCGAAAAAAGTCAACCCCGAAGTTGATTTCAAACTCAACTTGTTCTCCTGACGGGGCTAAAATTACCTTTTTAAGGTCCAAACCGGGTTCATTATCATTCATAAACCTTCTTATGTGTTTGGAGTCCATAATTGGCATTTTTTCTATGAAAGAAGCTATAAATTCACTATCAGTATTTCCATCAAGGGAAACAATCATTTTTAATAATCTCCAAGTAATTTTTGGAACCACCCTTCCGACGGGGTAACTTTCAGCTCTTTTAGTAAGTTCTAATTCGTCACCAGCGTTTAATAGTTTTAATTTAACTGTAAGTCCTGTTTTTGGTAAAACTGTTGTAAATAAACCATTTTCATCAGGTTCAGTTAAAGTGGTTTTTATTTTAATTTCACCTAAATCAACCGTTACATTAAACTTTTTTTCTGTTGATGGGTCAGTTAAAGAAACTGTATAATCGGTACCAAATGAAGTGTTTCTTAAAAAAATCATTATGGCTTCAATATCACCGAATAACATTTCTTCAGGTTTTAATTCGGGTTCATACATTTTTAATCTAACCAAACTGGTAAATAAATTTTCTCTGTTTGATTGACTAACAATGTTAGTTAACATGTTCTCATCTGACGCTGTTAAATACCCAACCTTTACTGATTTCTTTTTTGATTTATAGTATTTACCCCCACTTGGTAACGGTACAATGTCGTGAGGAAGGTTGAAATCCATTTGTCCGTACTGATTAGTTTGTGAATTATTGTCCATATTTTTTTGTTTTTTAAAATAAAAAACCTATATATAAGTTCTCTAGAACAAATATATAGGTTTATATAATATTGTAAATAAGTTATTAGTATACTAAAATACAACGGTCAGGTCTTAACACAGCACTGATAGATGCAATTGCGTCAGAGTTGTAAGCCAAACTATCAAAGTTAACATCTTGTAACCAAGTACCTTCCATAATCCACTTCTCAACAACAACCCCTGTTGGGTCTAACATTTCCAAGTCAATATTTTTCTTGTAACCTGCTGCATAACCCATACGACCTGTAACTGATTCAGCACAAAGACGAACCCATTCCATAAGAGCTTGTGACGCCGAAGGACCAATTGGGTCACGGAATTTAACGTTAATTGTTCCCCAAGTAAATCTACCAGCAACATATGTTGAAGTATTCAAAAATTGAATTTCTGTTGAGTTAACAGTAATGTGTGGTCTTGATGCAGATTCTACATACCATTCATTGATACCCAAACTTGAAGGGAATCTTAAAATGAACCTATTCTGTCTTTTTGGTTCATACGGTATCGGCATTTTCATTAATAAATCAGCCATATCTTAATTTTTTTTGTTTTTTTATTCTTTATAGATAAATACTATCTTTTTTAAAATTTTTCTCTTTACTTTGTTTTTTTAAAAATTATTCTTCTAATAGACTTAACTATATCTAGTTTTTTTACCACCAGCGGTTGAATAAACTTTTAATATATTTTCTGGTTCATCTTTAAAATGTTTAGAAACGTGTTGAACATTTCTTATATCATCATCAGAGAAACCAATACTAGGTAAGAAATTATTTGCAACGTCATTTTTAATGAACGCTTTTTTTCCTAATTCTTTGGATAATTCTTTTACATATCCGACAAACTCTCTTAAAGCTTTAATTTTTCCTTCTTCAGGATTTGTTGCCGAACCTTCTCCAAAACTTACAGGATAAAATCTACACATATCTAAGTATTCTTTAATCATATCCTTTTTTGAACCACTTTGTTCTCCGGTTAAATCTCTATATTTTTGAAGATTTCTCAATAGTTCGTTTGAATTTATTCCATTGTGGTTTGTGATAATTAAATTATAAACTCCTTCTTTTAATGTACTTGGGTTATGTCCTCTAGCCGTAACAATTGAGAATATTGAACCACCATTAATACATTCTAAAAAATCGTCCCACGCTGGACCTGTTGGTGCAACCATAGCATCGACTAAAAAAGCTTTATCCCCTTTTGTTCTAAAATATCTAAAAGGGTCTTCAGCAAAACCAACTATAGTTCTTCCTTCATACTTAAAAGGTTGTTTTCCGATGTCAGTTCTATGATGAGCGAAATCTTCGGTACTCATACCGATTTCAAAACCTTCGTCATCCATTAATACAATTTTTGTAGGCATATACATAATATTATCATCCCAGTCAAAAGCATAATACTTCATATCCGGGGTACCTTCTTCTGTAAATCCTTCTTTGGTTTCAAATTTCATAACTATAAATATACCGAAAATAAAAAAGGACACCTTACGATGTCCTTTATTACTTTTATGTTTTGAATATTAGATATTCTCAAACGACGCTCCTGTTGGAGTGATGTAGAATGTGATATCGATGAATTCCAAACTTCTTGTAGGTTTGATATAAATCTTACCTGTCATTTGGTTTCTATCCAAGTCAGCAGGGTCTGAAGAAACTGTTACACGGAAATCGTATAAACCTCTGTCTCTTCTGATTGCATCCAAAATAGGATTAACCGCATTTAAGAAGTCCTGTCTTACTTTATCATCATTTTGTTCAAACAACAATCTTACAGAAACCGCTGAAATTAACTTACGAGCTTGTAACAACAATCTTCTTACGTTGATTCTGTCAAGTGCTGATTGTCTAACTTGTAAAGTTTTATTACCCCAAATTACAGTTCCTACGTCTGAGAAAGTTGCGATTGGGTTAATTCTACCTTGATACAATGTGTCTCTATCTTCTTGAGTTAACTTCTTACGTGCTTTGATTGCATTTACCACACCACGAGTGTAACCAGCCGCAGCGAACCAAGGGAAAGCGATATTATCAGTTAACGCCAAGTTTCTTGTAACCTCCGCAGTTGACGGGATGTAAACTTGTGTATTATTAACAGTATCACGAGTTAATACCCAAGGATAGTAAGTTGCTGTGTAGTTAGAATCTAAACCAACGGTAACTAAATCATCAACAGCATTTTGAGGTAAAATGATATCGTCAGCCGTTACGGTTGGAAGATATACATTTACGTCAGGTGTTGTACAAACATATAATGAGTCAGCTCTATCGTTTTCAATCATATCAACAGCCGCTTCAACCAAGTTAGAGTTATTAACATAATCAATACCAGGGGTAACAAAAACGTTAATATTAACCGCTTCAGGGTTTGCAAACGTTCTAATACCTAATAAGTAAGCGTAATAGTCAGTATTTGCGTAATATGTTGTTTGGTCAGGACTTGCAGTTCGTTTAAACAAACCAGAACCTGTAGCTGTTGGGAATATTGTACTAGGACACGCTCCTTTTAAGAAACCTGATTTACCTAATGCAAATCTGTCAGCATTTGTACGATATTGTCTGTAGATATCCCATCCGTCAAAACCACCTTTTACTAATAATGTAAATTTACGAGCGTAAATTCTATAGTAAGGGTTATCGGTATTGTCGATAGAAGTAGGACTGAACGATGCGTCACCAACAAAGAATGCTGAACTACCACTTGTTGAAACCGAATTACCGATTACACAAACCGTTGCTCCTGAGTCCATATGGAAACCTTTAGTTTGATAGTTCCAATCATTAGAAGTAACCGCATTACACAAGTCAGTCGGCATTTGTTTACCTTGATACTGATAAAAGTCAGGGTCATAACCCCAGAAACTTGAAATACCAAGATATGTTCTTCTAACATTGTCTCCATTTGAAGTTATCGCATCTTCAGCTCCTGAAGAGAAACCGAATGGAGGATTACTTACAATATCTCCAGCAACGTCATATTTAGTTTTGTAAATAGGAAACGGAGGGTTAGAACCACCATAAGTTCTAGAAATATAACCTTGGAAACCGGCAGGAATTGCGTCTGACGGAGCGTCTTCATTCATTTCTACCATAATAAATTTAGAATTCAATGCAAACTCACCATTACTTGAACCAATTAATTTAGCTACAAAGCTATTTTCATTAGGGTCCATAGTACAATTTGTATACTTTTCTAAAACCACTGGTGCTGAATCTGAATCATAAAAATCACGAACTAATACATCAAATGTTAAATTATCAAATGACATATTCGCAATTGAAATTTTAACTTCACTATTTGCTGAATTACCATCCGAAACTGTTATAAACTTGAATAGATTATATACTTGACTACCTCTTAATTCTGAAACAACCCAAGGAGATTCCGGAGTTTGGTATTTGTCTAAATACCAAGCGATTGAGCCTGAAGTACTTGAATATCTTGCTCCCGGTAAAGCAATCATGTTACCATTTAAACCTCTAATGTAACCTTCATTAAAACTATAATTTAACCAAGTTGAGAATTCTTCTTCAACAAATAAAGGAACAATATCTTTTGGTTTACCAAAATTATCTCTACCAAATACTTTTGAAATAGAATTAATTGCTGTATCAGACATTGTAGTTTCAAACGAGAACGATTGTGAATCATAAGTTGAGCCTGTAATTTTGAATGTTGAATAAGGGTTTTTCAATACCGCTGAGTAACCACCTGTAGTAACCATTCCAACACTTGTTAAACCTGTAACCTCATATTGAGCTCCATTATCACTTGAATATGTTGCAAGACCTCTTGAACGTAATGTTGCTACTACAATATTATCATAATCAGAGTAAGAATTACCGGTGAAGTAGTATAGTGTACCAGCTCCCGCACCTGAATAACAAATAACATTTGCTGTACCACCTGAGTTACCTGTATTACCTGAAGAACAAGGTGCACATGCCGTACCTACAGTAACATTCACAGTAAATGCATTTACAACACTACCATCAGAAGATGTTAAAGTGTAAGTTCCTGTACTTGCTGAGAAGTTTCTTGTTTCACCAGTACCTTTGTTTTGAGTTGCAGTATACGATGAACCACCAATACTTGCTGTTACACCTGTTGTACAAGAATTATATGTAACAGTAAGTGCTGATAACATTGAAGCGGTTGTTGCTGAAGGCATACAAACACTTATTGTGTTAGTGTTGTAGTTAATACTTGTTTGACCAACACCGGCAGTTCCACTTAATGAGAAACTATAAAACGTAGCACAATTGTTTACGTTTGAAGTTCTGATTAAATTTGTAACTCTGTTATTGAATGAAAAACCTGTATAATTACCACTACCATTGTTTGCAAATGTTGCGTAGAACCAAACATCATTATATCTGTTTGTTAATGTGTTACCTGTTAAGTTAACATCGGGAACACTAAATACGTTAGTTTTATTATAACCTGTAAAACCGGTTAAACCATTGTTTGGAATTGAACCCCAAACATACATAGAAGTACCTGATGTAGAATTTGAATTAGCAATTCCATAAAGTTGCGCTTGTAAATCACTTTGTAATGTAGAGGTGCTACCATTAAATAATTCATAACTATTAGTCCATATCGCTTGAACTTCAGCAGGTAATGAACTCAAGAAAGTGAAACTTGATTGAGAACTATCACAACCACTAAAATTATAAGTGAAAGCACTACTCTTATATGATACACAAGATGTTATACAAGTTGATGGGTTCGTATATGCACTTGTACAATATTGACCAACTGTTGTTGGGTCAACGTTTGCAACAGTTGCGATAGACCAAGATGGACCCGCATCATAACCGGAAAGACCCAAAATTCTTGTTACAAACAATTGGTTAGATTGTTGTAAGTATGATTTGGCAATATATGCCGCTTCATATTTTGGGATTTGAGTGTTTATGAACTTTTCAGGACTAGTATCCCCAAAGTATGTGGAGAACTCATCGTAACTTGTTATAAAGATTGGTTCGAAGGCTGGACCTTTTTGAGTCTCACCAACAATACCCAACGTTGTAACACCGACACTTTGAGCCACGAAACTTAGGTCAACTTCTGAAGTGTAAACACCCGGAGAAACGAAAACTTTGTTATTTGAAGCCATTAGTTTTTTGTTTTTTTAGGTTTTATTTTTATTTTATACTATAAATATTCCCTCAAAATCCAAAATCTTTACTTTATAACACCTATTTATATTTTGAGGCAGACTAATTTCTGCCTTTTTTCTACCTTATGAAAAAAGAAATTAAGAATATCAAAATATCGGTTCATAGTCACCAAATTTTAAAAGACTATTGTGATAAAAACGGATTAAAGTTGTATAAGTTTTTAGAAAACTTAATAATAGAGAAATGTAAACCCAAAAAAGATATTTATGGGGAGTAATTAAATGAACTGAACGTCAAATGTTATTTCGGATATTGACGCTGGGTCAATCTTATTAACAATAATTTTTACAACATCATTTGTATTGACTTGTATAGTTTGTAATGTATTACCATAATACAAATTATTTATAAACACATCGTAATCCCCAACATTTACATCATTTAGGTAATTTAAATTACAAATATATTCAAACGTTTTTGAAACTTCTATTGATATTGTAGAATAAGAATAAACTGATGTTAAATTATTTATAATTTTTTCTTCAGGAATAATATTTTCTTTCTTTTCTCGAGTTCTTTTATATTTCAAATCGGGTTCTACTACTTGAAATATTCTTGATACTGCGGGAGATACAGTAAATTCATTTTCATCGATTAAAAAACCTAACATTGTGAACCCGTAAGTTTGAATGTAATATTTTCTTTTTTCCAAATCCATAACAGATTCATCTGATATTTCATTCATTATGATAGGAATGTAATGTCCTTTAATGTTGGCATATGCTTGTCTTGAGGCAAATTTTTCTAATACTATTCTATTAAATTCATTTAACTCTCTCATTCTGTTACAAATTATTTTAATAGAATAAGTTATATCAACAGGAACCGGTTGTGGGATTTTATAAATGTCCATACCAGCTCTTTGTCCGTCCCAAGTAGGGACTTGTGCATAAAAATATTGTTTTCTATTTGGTATATTGTATATTAACGCAGGATTAGTTCCAAACTTAACTTCCGGGTTTCTTACAGTAGCAATAAATGGTGGTTCAGCGTTTTTATCAATATTTTGAAAATTCCATGTTTCGGTGAATTGTGTCCAATTTTGTGTTGTAATTAAAATATCTACGGTTGGGACCAACTTACCTTCAACAACGGTTCTTAAATCATTTTTTACAAAATCTAAAAACCCTCTATCTAAATCGGCATGTAATAAAGACTTTGGAAGATAGGTTCCGTCTTTATTAATTTTTTCTAATAACTCTTGTCTTCTACCCAACAAAGTTTTGGGTGAAGTTAAAGGTAAATTTTTCTTTATTTTTGATGGTAAAGCCATAATTACAATCCTCTAAATTCGTTATTCGTAACATACGAAGCCATAATTGTTCTATAATAAGGTCTCGTACCTGCGTAATTGTGTTTATTATCTGAAACCACACGACCATCATTATTGACAGTATAAAATCTAACTCTATCTTCAGTTTCATAGTATTTAATGTAATCCCCAAATTGAATATCGATTTCTAATTCATCTAAATGTCTCTGATAAACCGATACTTTTAGATTACCAGGTTCCATTTGTTCTACTTTTGAATTACCTAAAGCTTTATTTTCTGGTGCCATTATTTGAACATAACCCTTAAACTCAACCGGAGGTAAAAATTTTATACCATCTGTTACGGTTTCACCATAAACATCGTCGGTTTTTGTTTTAATTCTATCAACACGATACAATACAAGAGTAAAGTTCATATCACCGTATAACCACTCTTCACCAAGTTGAATATCCAAATTATAGTCAGTGTCACCAAAAAATTTACCCAATCTTGTAATAGGGACTTTGTTGTTCATAGAAGATTTTATTTGATAAATATCGTTAGTTTGATTATATTTAATGCAAATTGGAACCTAACTTATCTATAGAACACAAGTCATTAAAAGTCCTTGAAACTTACGAGGGTGCGAACAACTATATCTTGAAACTAAAACAAAAGTTTCAGACAAATAGAAACTTCTTCCCTTCTCGTAATCAGGCGGACTATATTATTACCTATCAAAACACACAACCAAAAGTTGCTAAGAAATGGGTATTATTAGACACCTATTTTGCTGAAAAATTTGCAGATGAAAAACTATTAATGACCACACCTGAAAAAGTTTGGATTGAAAAGTTGTTGGTTGAAAAGGATAAGGCTTACCACGTTTGGGGTAGATTTTTAGAGAACGAACAATTGTATGATTTTTGGTTACCAAAGGGTTCCATAGTTAAGAATGTGTCTATCGAAAAAGTTGAGGTAGATTATACAAAGTATTCACATCGTCCCCCGTTAGAACACCAAAAAGAAGCAATTGAGAAATTAGTTGGTTGTAAAAGATTTATTTTGGCAGATGATATTGGATTGGGTAAAACGACTTCTACGATTATTGCAGCATTGGAAACAGGAGCAAAGAAGGTATTGATTGTTTGTCCGGCATCGTTAAAGATAAATTGGGAACGTGAGATTAAAAACTATACGGACAGACCATCATATATCTGTGAAGGTAAAAACTTTTCAACGAATGAGGATTTTATAATTATAAATTATGATATCCTAAAAAACTTCCACGATACAAAAGACTTAAAGAATTCACCTATTCTAAACGCTAGATTTGATTTGGTAATTTTGGATGAGGCTCATATGATATCTAATCCACAAGCCCAAAGAACAAAGATTGTAAATTCATTTTGTAAAAACGCAAAGTATTTGTGGTTATTGACGGGAACACCTATGACTAATAGACCAATGAACTATTACAATTTGTTAAATCTTATTGAATCACCCGTTTCAGCAAATTGGATGGCTTATGCGATAAGATATTGTGCCGGTTATCAGTTTAATGTTAAAGGTAGAAAGATTTGGAATGTAACAGGTGCGTCAAATTTGGAAGAGTTGAGAGACAGAACTTCACGACAACTTCTTCGTAGATTGAAAACGGATGTGTTGGATTTACCTGAAAAGATTATCACCCCTGTTTATTTGAGATTAAAATCAAAAATGTATGAAGGGTTGATGGGTGAATACTATGATTGGTATAACACAAAAAAAGAGGAGTCGTCTTCACTAACCATTCAGTTTAGTAAATTAATGAAAGTTAGACAGGTAATTGCTGAAGAGAAAATTGCTACCACGATTGAACTTGCTGAAAACATTGTAGAACAGGGTAAGAAAGTGGTTATTTTAACAAATTTCACCGATTCACTCAAAAAAATCCACGAACATTTTGGAAAACAATCCGTTTATTTGGATGGTAGTTGTTCTAAAATACAAAGACAACATGCTGTGGACGAGTTTCAAGAAAACGATAAAATCAAAGTTTTTGTCGGTAATTTAAAAGCCGCTGGCGTTGGTATTACATTGACTGCTGGTGAAGCGGTTATTATGAATGACTTGTCTTTTGTTCCATCTGAACATCTTCAGGGTGAAGATAGATGTTATCGATACGGACAGAAAAACTCCGTATCAATCTATTATCCTATTTTTGAGAATACGATTGAAGGGGCGATTTACGATATTTTGGCAAAGAAAAAACAAATATTTGAAACCGTTATGGGTGACAATATGGGGGATAGTTCAGCTGATGTTGTTGGTGAGATTATGTCGATGATAAATAACCGATAATACGATATTTATATTGTATATGAAAGTCAGAATTAGACATATTGGTTGTGGAATGAACGAGCCAGATAAACAATTGGCTAAAGATTTCATTAAATTTTTACAAAAACACATCAAGTTACATCACAATGTAACCATAAACTTTTTGGGTAAAAAACAAAAAGATATGACTACCGGAAGTAGAACTGACGATAGTGTTTTGAACATCTTGGTTAAAGGTAGAATGAATAGAGATATTTTAAGAACTCTTGCTCACGAATGGACACACGAATACCAAAGAGTAAATTTAGGTAGAGAACAAGGTCCTGATATTGGTGGTAAAAACGAAGATGAGGCAAATGCTATGGCAGGTAGATTGATGAAAATGTTTGAAAAAGAAAAACCACAAGAAAAAGACAAACTTTATGAAAAGGCTGAAAAATTAGTTTCCCTTATCAACGAAAATAATAATATTAACTACAACACCGAACTTTTAACAGAAATGAAAAAGATTGGTATTGAGAACTTACCTTACGCTTATTCCGCATTAAAAAGATTCATTGATGAAAAAACAATGAATATCCATTACAACAAACATTATAAAGGATATGTGGATAAGTTAAACAAAGCATTATCCAAAAAAGATTTCGGTGATTTGGATTTAGAAGAAATTATTCGTTCAATTGGACGTTTCCCAAAAGATATTAGAAACAACGCTGGTGGAGCGTTTAACCATGCGATGTTTTGGAAAATGTTATCACCAACGAAACAAGAATGTAAAGGTGAATTATTAAAACAAATCAAAAAAGATTTTGGTAGTTACAAAGATTTCAAAAATAAATTTGAAATGATGTCCAAAAAAAGATTTGGTTCAGGATGGGTTTGGTTGGTAATAACAAAAAGAGGCACATTAAAAGTTATGTCCACACCAAATCAAGATAATCCACTTATGAACGTTATTAACAGAGGTGGATATCCGATTTTAGGATTAGATTTGTGGGAACACGCATATTACCTAAAATATCAAAACAAAAGAGATGAATACATCAAAAACTTTTGGGATGTTGTAAATTGGGAGTTTGTTGACAAACTTTACCAAATGAAAAAGAAAACAAAACTAAATGAGAGTTTGGTTTTGAGTATGTTAAAGACAACATTATAATTTTGTTGATATTTATTAGTATAAAATAATATCACTATGGCTGTTATTGCTGAACCAGAAAGAACCCAACTTTATACTCGTTTAAGACATTTATTGGGTGCACCATTAAGAAGTGTAGAATTGGAAGATGAACAATTGGATTCCCTTTTGGAATTATCCATTGAGGACTATTCACAATACGTTCAAGACTTTTTAATTGAATCACAATGGACTTCATTGTATAATCTTAATTTGAACGAACAATCATTATCTAAAGCTTTCATTACTCGTAGTTTGGATTATGAAACGAGATACACTTATGCTTATTCTAAAATTGTTGGTTTACAAGCCGGTGGTGATGATGTTTTAAAGAAAGATTTTATTCAATTAGTTCCTCACCAACAAATATATGAAATACCCGCAGGAAGAGAATTAAATGAATTATTGTGGTTTACCCCTGCAACACTTAATAATATTATGTTTGACCCTTGGTCTTTTGGGGGTATAGGAGGTCCTGGTTTAGGAGGTCCTGCCGGTTATTCACAAATGGGGTATTCAGGTTCATATTTTATGATGCCAGCATTTGATATGTTATTGAGAATGCAAGAAATCAATATTCAAAGAAGAATTATTGCTGGTGATTTAACTTATAGAGTTACTGCACTTCCTGAAGGTAAAAAGGCTGTTCATTTAATGCAAACACCGGGTGGTAAATTTGACTTTGGTAACTCAACTCTAATGAGAGGTAAGGTATGGTATTGGTATTATGATGTTGGTCCTGCCGACAGAGATAAATGCTTAAAAGCAAATCCTGATATTATTCGTCTACCATCAGATGTTCCTTTTGAAAAAATTAGTTGGATTGACTTAAATAATCCAGCACAAATATGGGTTCGTCGTTGGTTCTTCGCTTACGCAAAAGAAACATTGGCAAAAGTTCGTGGAAAATATAGTGGTAACTTGAAAACTCCGGATTCTGAGTTAACATTGGATTATCAAACTATTGCAACTGAAGCGAAAGATGAAAAAACTAAATTAATTGAAGAACTAATTGGTGCTGAAGGTCGTCTTACTCGTCTTAAACCTGAGAAGGTTATGGAACGTGAAGCTCTAATTGCAGAAAACCTAAACAAACAATTAAAGTTTAGAGCGATGCCTAGGGGTATCTATGTAATTTAATTTTATGGCAATTGTAAAAAGCAAACCCGAATTAACAAATATAAACGGACAACAAGTTATGGTGTCTGATAAAGTTGTTATATCTGAACATACTTACACAACAAGTGGTGAGAGTTTAATTATTGTTAAGGATATTGACCAATGTGAAATATTATTGGAATCAACGACCACAGAACATATTATCATTAAAACCCTAACTAAATGCCTAATAAAAACAACACAAGGTCTTATTGATGAAGAATATGAAGAAATTCTTATAGATAAGGGTGCTTGTGTTGAGTTTTACTTTGCTTTAGGTAGTTGGTATATCGTTAGCTCTGACGGATTAAAGTTAGATTAAACAAAATCTTCCCACCCCGGTTCTGCCAATTCATACATATAGTCAGAACTCATTTGTTTCTTTTCCCAAAACTTAATTTCATCAGGACTTAAATCCATTAAATCTTCTTTTAATCTATCTTGGTCACCTTCCTCAAAAGGAACACCATTAATTAATTCACATTGTGTTTTTGTAAATAACCCCCTATTTGCCGGGTCATCAACTAATAAGTTATCACGGACTTCTTGACCGAACACAACCAATAATGGTTCTATTCGTTTGTTAAAGGTTGCAATTGCTCTTGCAACATTATATTCTCCTAACATTTCAGGGTTATTTTCAACATCCTTTTGGTTAAGAAGATAACAATTTAATACAATATCATCTTTCTTCTTTTGAACGTCTCCATGTGATGCTTTAACACCATTATTAACATAATATATTACGTCACCCAAATTTACGTGCATCCCTAACTTGATTGCCAATTCCATATGTGCCATACGAGACATTGCCCCACCTGACTTGGTTGTTTGTTTGGAACGAGCAATATAATCTTTGATTGTCAATTTAACTTTTGCTCGTTGTGCTATTTGCATCAATGGAATTTGTTTATCCCATATCTTTTGTAGGTATTCATAATACCATTCCACAAATTCCTGACCTTCACCTTTAAGTAGTTGTTTAACACCCTTATCCAAGAACGCCTCAATATATAAAGGTAGTTTCTTTGATTTAATTGTGTTACCAGTAAGTTTAATCTTACCATTTTGTTCTAATGTTGCGTAGTTTTTACGAGCAAGGTTTATGCAACTATCCCAAGTTCCGTCACAATCTAATCCCATCTCACCTTTCATAAACAAATCGTTAAACTCTGCAACGTCCGCATCAAATCCTTGATATTCTTTACCTTTTTCCACCAACCAGTTATTACCCTTACCGATATATTTTCTATCATCTACACCACCGGGAGGTAAAGAGAAGTTCATACCATCCGTATCACAAACAAGTGGTGTATACCCCTTTTTCATAAAGAATTTGGACATCATACGAAGATATTGTCTTCCGGTACAGGTAATCTGTTCTCCACAATCTACGTCACCCCAATTGAATACGTGAGGAGCGCTCAAACTACCAAAGAAGGCGTTGATAAAGATTTTGATTGGTAATTGAAGTCGGTCATACTTTTGTGATAACTTCTTATTTGTTTTTTTATGTTGGGATGCCAAGTTTTTATTCTTGATACGAGTTGCTCTGAAATAAGATAACAATCCTTTCATCACACCCATAATGTCACACTCGGGGAAAATATCGTGAACCAACTGAATGGACGGATAAAGTGAAGAATAGTCCAATTTAAGAACATCCTTTGAATATCCCACCTTTAATAGACGAGACAATCCACCCACGAACTCTCGTTTTTCTTGTTTTTCAGGGACTGCCAACTTGTGTTTATAAGACCAAGCAAGCATTACCATTCTCCATAAAGTTGCGGTTCCCATTGTTGATACCCTTTCATATGTTGTCGGAACCATTCGGGCAAGTAAGAATGAACCCTGACTAAATTCCTCATCCACTAATAATGTTTCCTCCAAGTCATCATCCAAATATCTCTCAACGATATTATCACCTGTTGTCTTAATATAAACCCCCGGAAACTTTTTATCCAAATCATCATATTGTGGATTATCGGCTTTCTTATATTTTCCGTTCTTGGTGTTTAACCAATATTCTTCTTTCTCACTATACATCTTACCAATATCTTCGTGGGGAATATATACTCGGTCTTCGGCTTCAGCCTCAATGTATTGGGTAATGTATTTCAAACCAGCAGACTTAATACCGGAGTTGATGGCTTGTGCTCGTCTAACAGCATGGATAATATCCACAACATTATAACCCCACATTTGGATTTGTTTATAATTCTCAACCTCGTTTGCCAATTTTAACATCCCATCTTTAACGGACATATTAACATTCGGATTAAGTGTCTTACAAATCTTTTTAACATCCAAGAGTAATGCCTTACATCTTTCCATAATCCAAAACCAGTCGAAGTTGAAGGAGTTATAACCACCAATAATTGTTGGTTTAATGTCATCAATCATCTTGAAGAACTCAATAAGACCGGCTCTTTCTTGTTCCTCATCAGAACACTCAATAACCCTCTGTAATCC